TTATGGCTTGTGTCTTTTATGGCATGCCTTTGCTTGCAGAAAATAACAAACCAAGGTTGCTTTATCATTTTAAAAATAGAGGGTACAGGAATTTTAGCTTATCCAGACCTGATAAACACAAAAATGAATTGTCTAAATCAGAAAAAGAGTTAGGTGGGATACCATCATCTTCTGCTGTTATCTCTATACATGCTGAAGCGATAGAGTCTTACATTGAAACTCATGTGGGTTTTTCTGAAAATGGCTCAGGAAATATGTACTTTACAAGAACACTTTTAGATTGGGCAAACTATGATATATCCAATAGAACTAAATTTGATGCTACAGTAAGTTCAGGGTTTGCAATTATGGCAAATAATAAATATGTAAAAAAACCTGATAAATCTGTTAAAGAAATAAATGTTACCTTTGCAAAGTACAACAACGGTGGAATAACTAGTACAATTTTGAGATAGATATATATGTACGGAGATCAAACAAGAAATGTTATAGGATTCCCTGATCAACTTGTGTCAGATGCGGAGAAGGCATCAATAGAATATGGCCTTCTTGTAGGAAGAGCTATAGAGTCAGAATGGTTCAGAAAAGAAAGCGGTACTTCTAGATTTTACAATAACAGAGACACATACCATAAGCTTAGGACTTATGCTATGGGAGAACAGTCTGTGCAAAAATACAAAGATGAACTAGCTATCAACGGAGATATATCATATCTTAATTTAGATTGGACACCCGTTCCTGTGATACCTAAATTTGTAGATATAGTAGTCAATGGAATATCTAATAGGCTTTTCGATGTAAAAGCTGAAGCTGTAGATCCAGTTTCAACTAACAAAAGAGCTCTCTATAAAAACTCTGTTCAAACGGACATGAGAAATAAAGATGCTTTTTCTGAGATGGGAGATATGATTAATAAGGATATGTTTAAAACTACTCCTGAAAATTTACCTGCAAATGATGACGAGCTTGATCTTCATATGATGATAGATTATAAAGATGATATAGAGATTGCTGAAGAAAAAGCAATAACAAGCATCATGAAGCTTAATTCTTATGAGAGAACAAAAAGATTGATTGATCAAGATCAAACAGTATTAGGAATCTCAGCAGTCAAACATTCTTTTAACAACAGTGAAGGTATCAAGGTAGAGTATGTAGATCCAGCTAATATGATTTGGAGTCCAACTGAAGACCCAAATTTTGAGGATTGCTATTATTTTGGCGAAGTAAAAAATGTAAACATAACAGAACTTAAAAAAATAGATCCATCTTTATCTCAAGAGGATATAAAAGAAATATCTAAAATGTCTTCTAAGTTTGATTCATATCAAGGTATTAGAGGCGGCTATCAAAGCGACAACTTTGATCACAATACAGCAACTCTACTTTACTTTTGTTACAAGACGGACAAGAGGATAGTTTACAAAAAGAAAAAAACAGCTCAAGGTGGAGACAAGGTATTGAAAAAAGATGACCAATTTAATCCACCGAAAACAGAAGGAGCAAGATTTGAAAAGCTTTCAAAGAGAATTGATGTTTGGTATGAAGGGGTTTTAGTTTTAGGAACAAACAAAATGCTTAAATGGGAAGTTATGAAAAATATGGTTAGACCAAAATCAGCCATAAGTAAAACATACGCTCCATTTATTGTGAGTGCTCCAAAAATGTACAGAGGACAAATAGATTCCTTGGTAAAAAGAATGATTCCCTTTGCTGATCAAATACAGTTAATACATTTGAAGCTTCAGCAAGTTACTGCAAAGATGATTCCAGATGGTGTATATATGGACATTGACGGATTGACTTCTATAAATCTAGGAAATGGAGCAACATACACACCGCAAGAAGCACTTAATTTATATTTTCAAACTGGGTCAGTACTTGGTAGATCTTATACTGAAGAAGGAGAGTTTAATCATGGTAAAGTTCCAGTGCAAGAATTGACTGCATCAGGTGCAAATGCTAAAATATCCTCTCTAATAAATATGTATAATTATAATTTGGGATTAATTAGGTCTGCCACTGGACTCAATGAGGCTAGAGATGGATCTATGCCAGACGCAAATTCTTTAGTTGGAATACAAAAAATTGCTGCACTCAATAGCAACACAGCAACAAAACACATATTAATATCTGGCAAATATATCACTGAAAGACTAGCTGAATGCATTAGTTATAGACTATCAGACTTGTTAGAGTTTTCAGAAATGAAAGAAGACTTTGTCAAAAACATAGGCAAATTTAGCGTGGAGCTCTTAGATGAAATAAAAGAATTGCACTTACATGATTTTGGCATTTACATAGAGCTTCATCCGGATGAAGAAGAAAAAGGTATTCTTGAACAAAATATACAAACATCTTTATCTGCAGGTAAAATTGATATAGATGATGCGATAGATGTAAGATCAATTAACAATGTCAAGATAGCTTCACAAGTACTTAAGGTAAGAAAGAAAAGAAAAGAAGAGCTGGATGCAAAAAGAAAACAAGAAAATATACAGCAACAGTCTCAAGCAAACCAACAAGCAGCTCAAGCGGCAGAAAGTGCGAAACAACAAACAATGTCTGTAAAAATACAGACAGAGTCTCAAATGAAACAGTTAGAGTTTGATTTAGAACTTCAAAGAATGCAAAAGGAGTTTGAGTTAAAATCAATGCTGTTGGAAATGCAAAGCAACCTTAACAATCAATCACAATCACAAAAGATTACACTCCAGGCTCAAAAGGAAAATACAAAAGAAGATAGGAAAGATCAAAGGACAGCAAAGCAAGCGTCACAACAATCAAAACTAATTCAGCAAAGAAAGCAAGATTTAGATCCTATTGATTTTGATGGTTCAGACTCTTTGTCATTGTAAATCAATGATTTGCGTGTTTGAATTTATTTAGTAATTTTGTATAAATTTAATTTAATATATTATGGAGGACATTAAAGTCTATGCTTTAGATGATGATGGCAATAGGATAGAGCCAAAGTCAGAAAGCAAGACAGAAGAAAAAAAAGAAAATACTACTGAGCAAGTTGCTCAAGAAGAAAAAAACGTTAAAGAAGAAAATAAAATTAAAGAACAAGATGAGCTATCACAACAAAAAGAAGAAAGTAAAGACACCGAAAAAACCGAAGACAAAGAAAATGTCTTACAAAAAGTAAGCGAGGAGGTTTTAGATAACAAAGAAAACACAGATAATGAGGCATCTAAAAACAAAGAAGATGCTCCGGAATCTGAAAAAAAACAAGAACCAGTTGAAGACGATAATTGGTTTTTGTCAAAACTCAAAGATAGATACGATAAAGAATTTAAGTCTATTGATGAGTTTAAAGTTCTTTTAAATAGTGAAAGTAAAAAGAATCCTGATGTATCTGAGGAGGTACAAAAGTTTATGGATTACAAAAAAGAAACAGGAAGGTCCTTCCAAGATTTTGCAGAGTTGCAAAAAGATTGGAGTTCAGTTTCTGATTCAGAAGTAATCAGAGAATATTTTAAACAAACAAAACCTCATTTAGATCAGGATGATATAGACTACCTTATAAAAGAATCTTATAGCTTTGATGAAGAGGCAGATGAAGAGAAAGATATAAGAAGAAAAAAGGTAGCTTACAAAGAAGCATTGTATAATGCTAGGAACCACTTTGAAACTTTGAAGGAAAAGTATAAAGCTCCACTAGAGTCTAGTAGTGCGGACATTCCAAATAATTACAAAGAGGCTTTTAGTTTTTATAATGAATATCAAGCTCAGGTTGAAGAAGAAAAAAAGCTAAACGAAGAGCGCTCTAATTTTTTTACAAAGAAGACTAACGATCTATTCAATGACGAGTTCAAAGGTTTTGAATTTAATTTGGGTAACAAAAAACAATCAGTTAAACCTTCTGACTTAAGTAGAACTAGAGAGGCTCAGGGAAATCTTAATAATTTTTTGTCTGAACATTTAGACGAAAAAGGATTTATTAAGGACCCTACAAGCTATCACCGTGCGTTATATGCGGCAATGAACCCTGATCAACTTGCAAAATATTTTTATGAGCAAGGGAAATCAGATGCCACTGGAGACATTGTTAGAGAAACAAAAAACATTGACATGTCTGTGAGGGATAATAAAGTAAATGAGGTTGCGGGGACAAAGTATCGTGTAGTTGATTCTGAAGATCAGTTTGAGTTTAAAATTAGAAAACGAAACTAACGTATAAAATTATTTAAAAATGTCTGTAACAATGACCGGAGTTGGTGGTGCATTAACCCCCGCTCCCTCGAAAGCAACGCTTTCATCGAATTATTTAGGGTCAAGTATTGAGTTTACATCTCAATATTTACCCGATGTTTATGAAAAAGAATTTGAAAAATACGGAAACAGATCCGTATCTTCATTTCTAAGACTAGTTGGAGCTGAAATGCCTTTTGCCTCTGATGTTATTCAGTGGTCAGAACAAGGTAGATTACATTTAGCTGTGACTGGAGCAACTCGTTCAACTGATACGATTACTTCAACTGCACATCCATTTAGAGTAAATCAAACTGTTATCATTAGTGACGGGACTGATCAAGATAAAGCAATTATTACTGCTGTTCCATCAGCAAACACATTTGAGGTTAAGTCCTTTACAGGAGCAAACCTTAATGCAAGTGTAGCGAATAGTGGCCTTAAAATATTTGCTTATGGTTCTGAATTTAGAAAAGGCACAGGTGGAATGTCTGGAAGCTTAGAAGCGCCAAAAGATATTCAAACAAACAATCCTATCATTATTAAAGAAAAGTATGAAGTTAATGGTTCAGACTTAGCTCAAATAGGATGGATTGAAGTTACTACAGAAAATGGAGCTACAGGGTACTTGTGGTATTTGAAATCTGAGCATGAAACAAGACTTAGATTTGAAGACTACATGGAGCTATCTTTAATTGAAGGTGTTCCTGCTGCTTCTGGATCAGGTGCTGAAACTGCAACATTCAAAGGAACTAAAGGTTTGTTCCATGAGCTAGAAAACAGAGGCAACATTGCTACTGGATCTATAGCAGCCAGAGCTGATATTGAGGAAATTATCAAAGTATTAGATAAAGAAGGAGCTATTCAAGAAAATGTTCTATTTGTAAACAGAACAAAATCTTTTGAGATTGACACTGTATTAGCAGCGCAAAATAACTCAGGAGCTTCAACTGCATCTTATGGATTATTTGACAATAGCGAAAGCATGGCTTTGAATCTTGGATTTATGGGCTTTAACTTAGGATAT